AGGAGTTAACGCAAGGAGTTATTCAAGGGTTACACGCTGATGACGTTGCTGACAGGTTGAAAGATAAGATGAATGTGAGTTTACAACAAGCTATCACTCTAGTTCATACAGAAACGGCGTATTTCTACAATAAGGGAGCGTTAGACAGTTATGAAGAAGCTGGAATTGAAAGTTATAAGCTGCATGTCACTTATGATCGTCGTACATCTCCTAAGTGTCGTGCTATCGATGCTAGTAAAGTGTACAGACGTGATGAAGCGAGTGTTGGTAGTAACTATCCTCCCTTGCATCCTCGTTGCCGTACATTGGCGATACCACATTTCGAAGGACTTAGCGGCCCGAAATACCGATGGGTACGTGACAACAAGGATAAGAGTGTGAAGGTTGAAGAGCCGAACATGAGTTACAAACAATATGAGAAACAATTCTTAGGAGGTTGATTATATGAATTTCGGAAAAGCACTTGAATTAATGAAAGACGGTCAGAAGTTATCACGTGAAGGTTGGAACGGTAAAAACATGTTTGCCGTTTACCAAAAGGGATATCCAAACGGAATTCCATGTAACAAGCAAACAGCTGACGCGTGGGGATTGAATGAAGGAGACTTATTCAAAGTACGACCTTATCTACAATTACGATGTGCTGATGGCACTCATGCGATGTGGGTTCCTAGTGTATCTGACATCCTAGCTGATGACTGGAATGTAATTGAGTAATTTTTACACAACTATCGTCGCACTTGTGGACGTTAAACACATGGAATCAATAGACTACTCGGTCTTTAAACGTGGAGGGAAATATGACTAAAGCTATTATTGCGAGTTCATTCGCGCCGATGTTAAAACTATCTGATTTGAAACATGGTCTTCAATTCTTCTCCGAGGATGAAACTGATCAAACGGACGAAACGACGGAACATACCGATGAAACGGATGTAACCACAAACAACGATGAACAACCTAAGATGTACACAGAAGAAGATCTACAAGCGAAGGTAAATAAAGCTGCTGCTAATATTCGTAAACAAGAACAATCTAAAGCCGCTAAAGAAGCTCGTCAAAAAGGTATGTCAGAGAACGACAAGTTACTAGATGAATTACGTGAGCATAAAGCGCGATTAGAGGACGCCGAGAAGCGCGCTAAACGTTCCGAGTTAAAAGATACTACTATCGGTCATCTAACTAAATTAAATTACGGTGCTGGCTTTGCTGAATTCGTAATGGGTGACGACGAGGAAGGTCTAGAGGAACGTGTAGGCAAGTTCAATACAGAGATGGAGAAAGAGATTCAACGCCGTGTTAAAGCCGCGTTAGGTTCTAAAACTCCCGATAAAGCGAAAGAACCTCAAAAAGTTCCGGAGAAAGACCCGTTCAAAGAAGCTTTCGAGCGTGGTTTACGATAATATCACGACCGATGGATCATGTCTCTAAACTAATATCCGAATCTATTAAACTTAATCCGAAAGAGAGATGATTTATCAATGGCTATTACATTAACAGAAAAGTTTGCTGAGTTAGTCGATGAGCGATTTGCACCTATGGCGGTAACGTCTGCTGGTACCAACCAAGATTACAAGTGGGACGGTGCGCAAACGATTAAATTAACTGGTGTTAACACTTCAGAAATGAACGATTACAAACGATCAGGTTCTAATCGTTACGGAGAACCAAAAGAGTTAGAGAATGAAATCCAAACTTTAACGCTAACTAAAGACCGCTCGTTTACATTCACTCTAGATAAAATGAATGAAGAAGAAACAAAGATGAAGGCTACTGAAGCATTAGCACGTCAGTTGCGCGAAGTAGTTGTTCCTGAAATTGAAAAATATCGTTTAAAGGTAATGGGAGATAATGCTGGAGGTCAAGGAACTGGCGCTATCACGAAAGAGAATGCTTATGAGACATTCTTGAAAGGTAATGAACACTTGGATGACAATGATGTTCCTGAAAATCGTGTAGCATTCGTTACACCTGCATTCCTGAATATGATTAAGCTCGATGATAACTTTGTTGAGGCCTGCGATTTATCACAAGATCAAATCCGCTTCAAAGGTCAAGTTGGTGAAGTTGATGGCGTGGCTATCGTTAAAGCAACTAAGAAGTTCATGGGTGAATATGACTTCATCATCGCTCACGCTTCTGTAACTGTTGCTCCTGTTAAATTAGCTGAAACGAAAGTACACATTGATCCTCCGGGATTATCAGGAACATTAGTGGAAGGTCGCTTCTACTACGATGCTTTCGTACGTAACCAAAAGAAAAACGGTTTATACGCTCATAAAGCTGGCGCTGCTCCTGAAACAAAAACAGCTGCAAGAACTGCCGCTAAATAATGAGGGCTTCGGCTCTCTTCCCTTACGGGAGGTATTGATATGAAAATGATTACTACATTTGAGCGCTTCAAAATGATGACGCAAAAAGAATATAACGAATCACAAAAACAATTGATTTCAGAAATCATTATCCCGATTGTAACTGAGTTCATCATTGGGTATACGGGAGTTGATTTCGAAGCCGAGGGACGTGATTTCCCTGCTGCTTATGAGATTGTTGCTACTCGTTTGATTACTTACCACCTAACGTCACAAGATGGCGATGTCGTAAGCGAATCAATGGGTAATTACAGTGTGACTTACGGTCAAAATGGCGTGTACCCTGAGCACCTGTTAAAAGGATTGCATAGACGAATGAGAACACCTTCTTCACGAATCCGAGGACGTCAACCTAAAGGACGTGGTGTTTATGAGGATAAATAATCTAATCAATCGATTCGGAAGAGAAACATTCGTTCATCGCAAGCTAGGTAACGACGAGAAAGACCCGTACAACCGTGGAAAGTTCGAATTGAAACATACACTACAAGCTATCGTTGACGAAGATACACAAGGCGGACAAGGTCGTTTCGGTCAAGATCGTATTTCAGATATGATTGACGCCACTCTTTATTGCAAGGTGATTGATATCCGTACAGGCGACAAAGTGGTTCAACGCGATAAAGAGTATCGTGTGATGAAGGTTTCTAACCCTTATAACGCTGATGACCATATCGAATGTTTATTGGAGCATTGGGGCTAATGGAAGGTTTCCAATCTAATAGACGGGCTGTGGAGCAACGTACAAGGATGTTAGAACAAGCTGCAATGTTAGCCGCTGCGAATTACATCAAAGGTATGGGACAGACTTACTCACGTAAACGATCGGGCGATACCGCTAGAAGTATAACCGCTCAAACGAAGATGTTAGGCGACCAAGTTGTCGGTATTGTAGGTAGCAACCAAGATAACGCCATTTACGAAGAGTTCGGTACTGGTATCTATGCTGAAAAAGGCGGAGGTCGTCGTGATAAGTGGGTGTATAAGGATAAACGAACAGGTAACTTCTACCGTACACAAGGTAAGAAAGGTACACGCGCTATACGAAACGCTGGCGAGCAACACAAGGCGGATATTATCCGTATTATTCAACAAACAATGAGAGGTGGTCTTGGCGGATGAAGAAGCTTATCAAAGGTGTTCATGAGATGCTTATTGATTGCGTCGGGACACCATTAAATATAGATGTGTTCTATCGTGAAGCTGATGAGGAAGATATTAAACTACCTTATCTAGTCTATAACTCGCAATCAGATTCGAGCCTATATAAGTACAGAGAGGACTTTACGTTCACTGTAGAGTTATGGGGCATTGATGAGCATTACGGACTGTTAGATGAAGCGACGGAACGTATTAAGAAGTGTATAAACGATAATGTTTTACATAATTGTTGCTCTCCTTTGTTGGTTTCGTCTAGATTCGTATCTCGAATGGATGTACCTGTAGAGGATCAACGATTAAGAAGCAAGGAAGTTAGATTCCAAGTTTCATATTACGAATAGAGAGGTGTTCATATTGAAACCATTACAAAATAAATTCTCGCCTGAGAAGATTACATTAGGTGCTGGCACTGCAATCTTCTTTAACTGGACTAAAGGCGAAGAAGAAATGATCGATGTTGGTGCTACTCAAGGTGATTGTACATTCTCTTATGTACCTGAGTTCGAGAGCATAAAACCGCGTGGAGTTCGCGGAAACGTTAAAGGATTAACTTATGTTACTGGTTCTGAGTCTAAAATCAAGGCTTCATTCCTTGAATGGCTTAACCCTGAGAACATCAAGAACTTCCTATTAAACGCTAGTGTTACCGAATATACAAACGACGGTACTAATGGCGACAAAATCAAAGGCAAAGGCGCTATTATCCGAGCTAATGAAAACTTAATCGATTGTTGCGGTGGAGATGTTTACATTGATGACGTTACTATCATTGGTCAAACGAACGGTTGCGACACGTACCGTATTACGTTATTCAATGCTCTACCAACATCAGGGTTAGAAGCGGTGTTTGGTGATGCTGAAGTACCTGCGGAAGTCGAGTTCACTGGATACAACGATCCACAAGACCCGATGACACCACCATTTGAAATTGAGTTCTTTACTCCTGATCAGAAATGCCCTGTTAACCCGGAAATGAAAACAGGTAAATAACACGAGGGGGGGTTCGTCCCCTCTAATACTTAGAAAGAGGTTAAAACTATGACAAACGCTATCACATCTACATTTACGATTAATGAAACAGAACACACTATGCGTTCACTAAACGCCATGGATCGCATGACTGTTGCCGGCATGGTAGGACGACAAAACTTTATGAAGACTTTCGACCCTAATTTATTAGAGAAATTCGCCCAGGTAGAAAAGAAACCTCAAGAAGAATGGGATGCGGAAGATAAGAAGGTTGCATTCGAATTTGCTTCAATTCTTAACAGCAATTTACTACTTCTTATTTCTGCTGAACAAAAAGCTTTCTTCGGTCTTCTATCTTCTGTTAGTGGAATCAAACAAAGTGATATTGAAAATCTCCCTGAACAAGATTTTGACTCTATCTTCAATGCATTTAAAGAAATCGGTGGGGTTGCGGCTTTTATGAAAACCGTAATGAGTCTGAACAAGTAATCTACGAAATAATAGATGTAATGGCGTCTCGTTATGGTTCTCTTGAATATATTATGACAATGCCTTGGCAGATACTAGTTAACTTGTATTCTAAGGCTACTAACAAGGCGATAGAGGTTGAAAGAAGATGGGAGAGATATGTTAACAACCCATTTATTGAAATATCTTTCAGTGAGTATTTAGACGCTACTGATTATAACAAAGTAATGGATAATGAACAGGAGCGAAAAATAGAGCGCCCGAAAATAAGCGCGAAAGAAATGGTGGAGAGGGCTAAAAAGCTTATGCCGCCACCTAAAAGAAAGGGTGATTAACTATAGAAGTCTTTAAAATCTTTGGAACTTTAGGATTACGAGATAACGAGTATCGATCTGGGTTAAGTCGTGCAGAGCAACAAGGGCAACGTGCGTCCAACTCTATTAATAAAGGTTTCAAGAACACTGGATCAATGTTTAGTGGCATGGGTGTTGCGGCTGGTGGTTTCGGTGCATCAATGATGGGGATGGCAGGAATAACCGTCGGTGTAGGTGCGGCCCTTGCTGGAACTGTTTCAGCTGGAGCTAACTTTGAGAAAACATTATCCAGCGTTAAAGCGATGACAGGCGCAACTGACGAACAAATGGCAGCCATGACGAAACAAGCTAAAGCGTTAGGGGCAGACACGAAATTCAGCGCATCTCAAGCCGCTGAAGGTATGGCGTTCTTAGGTATGGCAGGTTTCAAAACGAATGACATCATGAAAGCGATGCCCGGTATGTTAAACCTAGCCGCCGCAGGTAGCTTAGACTTAGGTCGTGCCGCTGATATCGCTTCGAATATCATGGCAGGTTTCAGTATTGATGCAGGTCAAGCGGGACACGCTTCTGACGTTCTAGCGTTCGCCGCTTCTAACTCTAATACAAGTGTCGAGCAATTAGGTGAAGCGATGAAATACGCGTCCGGTACAGCTTCGACAATCGGTCTAGGTTTAGAAGAAACAACCGCCGCTATGATGTCGATGGCTGACGTTGGTTTACAAGGCTCTGTTGCAGGTCAAGCATTTGCTACATCTCTCGGTCGATTAGCTAAACCGACGGGAGAAGCTAAGAAAGTTATAGATGGATTGAATCTATCCTTCTTTGACCAACAAGGTAAAATCAAACCTTTACCCGATATCATCGGTGAATTAGAAAAAGGTATGAACGGCATGACTGAGCAACAAAAGACCGCCACACTACAAACAATCTTTGGTGCTGAAGCATTCAAAAACTGGGCGGCGTTACTTAAAACAGGTAGCGGCAAGCTTAGGGAGAATACCCAAGCGTTAAAAGATTCGGATGGCGCAGCTAAAAAAATGGCTGAAACAATGAATGATAACTTAATCGGTAAATGGGATAGTTTCACTTCTAAATTAGAAGGTTTAGCAATCACTATATTCGAACGTTTAGCACCTGCTCTAGTAGGGCTGTTAGCAGGTGCAGAAGCCGCTGTTACTGGTATTGATAAGTTCATTCAAGCGTTAATTCCTATGGATTCAATGATGGCAGGAGTTACTAATCTAACTAATGCTTTAGGGTTAATGTGGAAAACTGCTTCCGGCGATGGTGATGCTGGCATTCAAGCTGTTGATCTTATGACGAAAATGGGTTTATCTCCTGAAATGCAAGAAATGGCTATGAGTGTTATCTACAATATTCGAAATGGTATAGACATGCTTAAAGCGCTTGTTGCAGGTGATTGGGGAACGACTAGAGGTATAGGCGAGAAGTTAGGGATAAGTCCTGAAACAACTGAACAACTGATTATGCTAACAGCTAGTATCTATGGAGCTGTGAACAATGTGATAGAAGGTATTAAAAACGGGTTAGCAGCATTCGCGCCAGTTGTTATGAGTATTATCGGTAACATTTGGAGCTTTATCTCCGGAGTATTTGCAATAATGCTCCCTTATATAACATCAGCTATCCAATCAATTTCTTCATTTACAAAAGGTGCATTAGATCAAATATCAGCTTTTTGGAGAGATAACGGAACACAAATTTCTCAAGCGGTGTCTGTAGCGTTCAGCTTTATCCAATCGGTAATATCGGCTGTAATGCCTATTATATCTTTCATTATATCTAGTACTTGGGAATCTATTAAATCAGTGATTAATGGCGCGTTAAACATCATTATGGGACTTATTAAAGTATTCGCATCTGTACTGACTGGCGACTGGAGCGGTGCATGGGAAGGTATTAAGCAAATTCTTTCAGGTGTGTGGGATGCTATGTGGGGAATCGTAGGATTATGGACGGGTAAAATAACTGGACTTGTCTCTAAATTCGTTCCCGGTCTAGGTTCTATTTTCAAACCTGTAACAAAACTTATTTCCGAGCCATTTGAGTTAGCTTGGAAAGCGGTCGAAAAGGTTGTTGGATGGATTACAAAGGCGTGGGATGGCATCAGTGGCATTCTAGGTAAGGTTAAAGAAGGCGCTAGTGCTGTTGGTGGTTTCGTTGGCGGTCTTGTGAGCGGTCCCACACGAGCAGCCGCAGCACCAGTTAATGGATTCGCTTCAGGTGGTATCTTCAAACCTAACCAAGAACGAATGATTAAGATTGGTGACGCTAAGAGTTACGATGAAGCGGTGTTGCCTTTAAAACGAGATACATTGGGTGCTATTGGCGATAAAATCGCCGCTACAATGCCGAGTGAATCGACACAAACGCAAGGAACAAGACAACCAATCATTATAAAGATTGGAGAATATGAATTGAAACGTTTGTCTGTTGAGTTAGAACCTCATTTAAGTTCGAATCAGGGTTCTAATATTAAAAGTGGACTGTTTAACGGAGGTGTTCGCGGTGGTTATTAAATTACCAAAAAGTCCACATGACTTTTATATTTTTATACCGCAAACGAAAGAAACGATAAGAATGAGTGATATTGGCATCTATGTTGAGTTTTTTGACATAGATGCACCTGAAACTGAAATAATGTCACAAACAACAGAAATGATTGACGGTTCTAAGTTTATGGGCGCGAGATATCGAGAACGAAAAATGAAGGCTGGTTTAAATTTCTTAACGGATCAATTCGGTTTGTGGGATTTTTATAGAAACAGATTGTTTAGGGCAATCAAATCAAAACAACCATTTTTCATTGTAAGAGATTTAGAACAGGGAAAAAGATGGACAGTAATATGTGAAAACGGATTTTCTGTAGAACGCGATGCGGTCAGGGGATTCGCGAGCATTGATTTCATCTCCTTTTCTCCTTATGCAGAGAGTTTAGTAGAAACATCAGCTAACTTTGTTTTCAATAACAACAAAACACTCCAATTCGATATGGGTCTTGTTAACTCTGAAAGACTGAAGTATAAGCATACTACTAATAGATTTACAATCTATAACGCTGGTGATGTAACTATCGATCCTAGACAACATTATTTCATTGTGAGAATGCACGTTAATTCTAATGCGAGTTGGTCGATTGTCAATCATACAACAAAAGATAATTTAACCATCAAGAAGCAAGTAACACCGTCTGATCTCGTAGCGATAAATGGTCATTATGTCGGTGTGAATAACATCAGAATTACAAGAGATACGAACTTCGGTGTAATAACACTACTTCCAGGAGATAACGACATCGAAATTTCCGGCGCTGGTGTTACGGATATAGAATTTTACTTTAGATTTTTATATTTGTAGAGGGAGGAGCTAATGTTAGAGATTAAAGAAGCATCAGGTCTTAGTAGGGGGCTACTTGTCA